GAGCACTTCGTCCTCTGCTGACTTGTCTCCAGAGCGAGCCGGAGGATTTTTTCCGTGGCCTGCCTCAGAGAGTTTCACTGGCTGTGCGAGTTCCATGAACTTCGCCATGTCGCCAGCCATGAACGCCTCGCGCTGCGCTTCAACGACAACTCCCTCAGAGAGTTTTTTGTCGAACTGCGCTTTTTTCTCTGCAGTTTCTTTTTCTTTCTGCAGGCCAGCGAGTGCTGTTTTTGTTTCCGACAACTGCTTCTCCATGTCGCCGAGCTGAGCCTCTGCCGCTGCGAGTTTTTCTTTCTCGCCCGCTGCTACTCCGAGTTTCCCTTCGAGTTCAGCGATTTTTGCCTTCAGCTCCTCGATCAGTTTATCCTTTGGGTCCACTTCGCTCCCCTTTCCTTCTGTCAACTCAATGACTGGTGCCTGTCCCTTAACGACAGGGCGATTGGTTAAGCCTGCGCCAAGCAGCGTCGGGCCGTGTTTTTTCAAACTCTCGTTATCTTGGTAATCGAAATTGAAGTCAGCCGACACGTATCGGTACTTTTTCCCGACAACGGCCTGCGCTCCGTCAGGCGTCCAGTCCGGCACCGCCCAAAGCTCTGTCCCATCATCCGAAAGCTCCAGGTCTTTGAACCAGGCCGCAGCCTCGCCCTCGGAGTTGTGTCCGTAATCGAGCGCGATGTCGATCCCACGAACGCGCGCGTCAAAGTTCTTTTTGAACGAGAGGAGATGATCCTTCGTGATTTCGAACTTGCCGTACTTTTCGTGATGGAACGTGCCCGTTCGGATGACTTGAATCTTCTCAGGCGCTTTGTCCTGGCCCTCAGAGAGCGAAATCTCAATCGGCTGCAGTCTGTATCTTTGTGGCATGGCTTGATCCTGATTGCTGTTTTCCGATTTCGTCAACACGAAGTTGCATGAGCATCGGCTTTTATCCTCACAACCGTGAGTCGTGAGGCCTGAAACTAGACTCAGTTATGAACGTGGAACGATCCGCAGCAGGTTTGCTCGGCAAACTGGATCGAGTCCTCAAGCTCTGGTTTCGATGGCTTGAGCTTTACGATCTCGCGCCCGCGAAGCTCACCCGACAGGATCGGCTCGATATAGCTTTTGCAGTTGAAATGGAGAGGCGGGGTGTATCGGAAACGATCTGGATCATCCTTCGCGAACACAGTGCCAGCGAGATCCTGGCAGATCGGCGAAACAGGATCGCCGTTGACGAAGCGGAAAGCCTCGATCTCCTCGGCAACCTCGGGATCGGAGAAGAAATCATTCCTCGTTTCGTTAACGATCTGCGAAGCCATCGATGCAGCTCCAGATGCGATGCGTGGTCCCGCTGTGTAGTCATAGGCTGCATCTTCGAGATCGGCGCGGATGAGGGCGAGCGAGTCCGTTGAGTCGATTGAATGGTTGAACTGCCATGCGATCCCGCGCTCCAGGTCCTGCAGCTGGGTCTGCGCGAGCAGCTGATACTGGCGGAACACTTTCGTTCGGATGCCTGGCGGGAGATCCTCGAACTGCCCGAGAAGTAGGCGTCCCTCCAGCTCCTCCGTGAGTTTCACGTTTTTGGCTTTCGGCACCGACTTTCTGGCGTCCTTCAGCGCATCGGCAGCGATCACGGCGAGGGCTGCGAGCATCGCCTCTTTGTAGGCCTGCTGCCCTTTCCATTCCAGATCCTTAACCGCATCCAGGCGCTTGCTCTCAGGCAGGCGCGAGAGCCTGGCCATGATCTGATCGACCATGCTTTGCCCGATCTCCTCCAGGTGCTGCTGCATTAGCTGCTTCAGCGCGAGCGCGCTCTGCTGGATCTGCCTGCGAACGTTCGGCTTAGCCACGAGAACCTCTCAGGCGAGCGGCCTCGGCGAGCTTCATACGCTCCGAGAGGCTCGGGCCGAATGTCGGCTGCTGCGATGTCTCCCTCTCTCCCTGTCCCGTCCGAGCAGGAAGCCCGATTCTTTTTCTTAGGTGATCCTCGTCCCCGTCTTCTGGTGTTAGCCACTTCCCATCTCCGAGTGTCTTCAGCATAGTCGCGAGCTCTGATCCCGCTTTATCGGAGATACCTGAGTGTTTCAAAACTGGATAGAAGTCCCGAGGGCCACGGTTCAGTTTCACGATGCTCGGGATCAGGTCCATGTTGATCGGCGAGGCGATCTCATCGGCAACGTGCTCCAGGCCTGCCAGCATGAAGTCCGAGAGATCGTTCGAGAGCGCGTACGCTCCTCCCGACGCTCCCATCCCCAGCTCTAGGAAGTTCGCCAGAAACGCTTTTGCGATGCGGCGATCCTCGCGATCGATCGACTCCTCGACTTTCGATGGATCATACGAGTTGTTATTGAGATCCAGCTCCCAGCCGGATGGGTAGATCAGATAACCGCTCTCATGCGTGACGTACTTTTCAAGAACGGTTTTCATGTTCGTCATCTCATCGCTGTTTTCTTTGCCCGCAGGCACCTTCGCGATGGGAGTTCCAACGGCAAACTTCTCGATGCCGATCGCATTGAGCTTCAGATACAGATCCTTTCGCATCCATGGGCCGTAGCATGGGCGGAGCATCGAGATGCCCTCATAGTTCGAGCCCTCCTGCTGGAGGCTGAACGTGAGCAGGAACTGATCGGGGATCTGCACCGTTCCTTTATCGAGATCACCCTCGGCCATTTGCTCGATCGCCGACAGTTTTCCCGTCTGCTTGTTAATGATCCATCTCTCGATAGTTCTCGGCGAGCGCCAGCCGATCATTCCGATGCCGTTGTATGAGCCAAAGCGAGGGTGATCGAGAACGACCTTGTGCGTGATCTCAAAAACGGAGTGGCCGAAATCGATGAACGTGAGGATCTCGCTCACGACTTTTTTCCACGGGCGATCGAGATCATGGAACAGGATGTGCTCGATCAGTTTCGCATCTTCGATGGCCTCCGGCGATGGCTGCTCACCAGCCGCGCACCCTGGATGGACCTCCCAGCTCGCACCGAGGATCGGGTTTTTCACGGCCTTCAAACACATGGTTATCTGCGTATCCGATCGGCGCATCTCGTCATAAATATCTGCGCGGCGAGTGCCTCTGAGGTTCTGCAGATATTCCTCGGATGGGTAGCCAGCGTCCACCTTGGTACCGGTAGATCCGATCTCGGAGTATTTTGTTCTCAGCGGTACGATCGTTTGTGCGTTCTCGACGGCATCGACGTTCCCATTATCGCTGGATAGGCGGAAGATTCGCTGTAGGAGATTCGGCTGTTTTGTTTTTACCATCGTTTTCCTCGCTGGCCTGAGATCGTTACATTGGATTGTGGAACTAAGTTTTTCGAGAAGTCACCTGCATACTGTCCTTTGAAGCGAAGCAGGGCCTGAGTCGTTCCGTCAACCTGGTCATCGTTTGCAGCTGATGGGAACGAGGCGAGCTCCTCCATGTAATCATGCACCCATGGAGCCTGCTCTGGCTCGGGAATGAGCACATCTCCTGCCTCAAAGTCTGGAGCGCAGGCGTTGAGCCGGGCCATTTTTGAATCCTTCACATCGACGGCGATTATTCCGCCGATTTCTTTCCCGATCGAGTCGATCACGGCTGGCCCGTTTGCCTTATCCTCGATGAGTTTGACCGTCGCATTAGGCCATTTGGCCGATAGGGATTGGATCGCCTTGATTGTTTCCGTGAACCCCATGCGCGCGCGCACCTGATCGCAGAGATACTTCCGCCCAGCGATGCGGCACCAAACCTGCCCGACGACATAATCGGAATCTGCTGAGTTTTTGAACGACAGATCCCAACTCTGGAGCCACTCGCCCTTGAGATAAGCCTCCTGTGGGAGCTGGCGATAAAATCGGAACCATTCTCTTTTGACGAGCGAGCCCTCCAGCGGAGCTGGGCGCTGCTGATAAAGGCCCGCCCATACCTTTGATCCGACCGATAGGCGGATGCTGTCGCATTCCTTAATGGAGTATTTCTCCGGCCAGAGAGGATCTCCGATCTTTCTCGGGTCCAACTTGGACAGAACGGGATGGAAAAACTCCTCGTAGCCAGTGTTTTCCGACTCTCTGATCATGGGGAACGAAACGATCGTCCATTTCTCGCCCGTTTGCCTAGCTTGGGCGATTATTCGACCTGCCAGATCATCTTCATGCCACCTAGTCATGATCAGGCAGATGCCCGCGTTTTTTTCGCGGCGCGTGTAAAATGTGGACGTGTACCAATCCCAGTGAGTTTGCCTGATCGTTGGCGAAAGGGCC